ACAGTAGCAATGGCTACAGCTGAAGAAAACATAGAACAACTTCAGGAGATAGTTTTAAAGGTAAGTGAGTCGGTAGATGTCAAACCACCTGAGGAGAGCATGGAAAGAATCTCCTTATTTGAAGATGACAAAGAACTATCTAAGTACTTACCTTTAGGACTCAATTCTGAATATGATTCGGAAATTCAGTTCTCTCCCAAAGATTTGGTGCTTGTGGGAGGCAGACGTGGTTCAGGTAAATCAGTTACCTGTTGTAATTTAGCAGCTAATGTATATGAAAGTGGTAGATCTGCTATTTATTTCACTATTGAGATGGATAGTCGTTCTATTCTACAAAGAATATGCTCTGTTGCAACTCGTGTTCCGCTCAAAAGATTGCGTAGCAAAATGCTATCAACTGATGAATGGAACCTAGTCGCTGGCTGGTGGGCTGGAAGATTTGATGGCGGTAATGAACTGTTGCCAGAGTTCGAGAAAACTCGTGACTTTGACGCTTTTCATGACAAGCTAACAAGACTACAGCTTCACAAAGATAGGCAAATAGATGTTATCTATGACCCTGCACTAACTCTCTCCAAGATACAGTCAGAGCTAGACAAAAAAGTTAATCAACTTGACGTAGGAGTTGTGATAGTTGATTACTTGAACCAAGTCAAGCGACACAATGCACCAAGTCGATCTGGTCAGTACGATTGGACTGAACAGATAGAAGTAAGTAAGAAAATGAAACTATACGCACAGGAGTATGAGACTATGTTCTTTGCTCCATATCAAACTGATGCAAGTGGAGAGGCTAGGTTTGCTAAGGGTATACTCGATGCTGCAGATGCAGCTTACTCACTAGAAACATGGGAACAGGAAGACAATTGCATGACATTTAATTGCACTAAGATGCGTAGTAATGTTATGAAAAGTTTTGATAGTGTCATTGATTGGGAGACACTTAAAATCGGACCTCAATCAGCAATTAACCCAAAAACTAAAGAAGAGATGTCAAACAGTATGAAAACAGGGGAGGATGTAGACGACTTATGATATTATATACAGAAGGACAACTGCAACATGCTTATATTGAATATGTAAGATTGATGCACAAACAGCACTTTGTGATAGTGCCAACAATAGAGGAATTTAGAGAAATATACGAAACTGAAATGCAGGAGCAGTATGAAGAAAATAAAAAACTACCCTAGATCGATTATGCCTCAGATAAGAAAGTCTGATTTAAAAAGCGCACCTCATCCTTATAAGAAGATGAATATGCGTCTCAGTACAATGACACCATCACAATCAGAAAGACTACCTGAAATGCTAAAAAGAGCAAAAGAAGGGTATAGAAAACTAAGTATTAGACCAATTATAGTAGACAAAGATAATTACATAGTTAATGGACATCATAGGTATGATGCAGCAAAAGAGTTAGGTATGGTTAAAGTAAAAGTTATAAAAGTCTTTGTCACAGTAGAAGAACTAATAGAATACCACAAAGAGAAGGAAGCAGTATAGATGACAGTTGAAGAACTATTACAAGAAAGAAAGATAGAGTATAAGCTGTCTCCTGCAGACTGTATAGTATCATGCCTAAATCCCGAGCATGATGACTCCAATCCTAGTATGAGGATTGATAGAATCACAGGAGTATATAACTGCTTCTCCTGTGGATATAAGGGTAATATCTTTGTGCATTTTGATGCACCTTCTAATCCACTAGATATTCGTAGAGAAAAGGTAAGAAGAAAGATAGAAGAAGTTAGATCATCTTCCATAGGTTTGAAGATGCCCAATAACTTCATGCCATACGTAGGCAACTGGAGAGAAATCTCGCCTGACACATATAAGAAGTTTGACTGTTTTATACACCCAGACAAACCATTCTCAGGCAGACTCTCCTTTCCGATCAAGGACTTGACAGGAAAAATAGTAGCGTTTAATTGTAGGACTCAATCTCCTACAGATATACCAAAGTATATCATTCATCCCCCAAAAGCAGTGCTACCACTATTTCCTGCTCGAGTCCGCCCCGTGAAAGGAAGAATTATATTAGTAGAAGGAATATTTGATGTACTAAATCTACATGACAAAGGACTAGAAAACAGTGTTTGTTGTTTCGGTACTAGAAATATAGATATAGAGAAGTTAAAACTATTAAAAATGAGTGGAGTATCGGGTATAGATTTATTATTTGATCCAGACCAAGCGGGGCAAGAAGCAGCAGATAAGGTAATAGAGATGTGCGAAATAGCAGAAATAATGCACAAGAATGTCAAGTTACCAAAAGCGTTAGGGGATGCAGGGGCATTAACAAAGAACAAAGTAAAAGAATTAAAGGAACAATTATATGGCTAAAATAGCATTAATAGAAAGTAAACCTAGTCGTAATGACTATGTAAGATTATTTGAGAATAAGTTTGATTTCGATCAGTATCAACTATGTTCTGATCCAACAGTAAAGAAAGTATTAAAAAGAGATTGTGACATTGATGTAAACATCGATGACTATGATTGGGTAATACTTGTAGGATCTGAATGTTTGAAGTACTATACCAAACAAAGCTCAGTAACAGAATACAGTGGTAGAGTTATAGATGATAAATTTCTACCAATAATAAACCCAGCAATGCTTGCCTTCAAACCAGAGGCAAAAAAGACTTGGGGAGAATCAGTAGAAAATATAACAAAGTATGTAAAAGGAGAACTAAAAGTTATGAAACTTGGTTCTGACAAAGCATATGGAATTACAGATACTCAGGAGTTCATTTCGTTTATCAAGAAAGCGATTGATGCTCCTTATGATTTCATCGCACTTGACTCAGAGACTACAGGACTATATCCTAGAGATGGATATATGCTTGGTATGAGTATATCATATGAGCCCGATCATGGTGCTTATATTGATACTGATTGTGTAGATGAAGAAGTAGAACAATTATTACAAGAACTATTCACTAAGAAAAGGGTGGTGTTTCACAATGCTAAGTTTGACTTGGCGTTTTTTGAGTATCACTTTGGGTTTGAGTTCCCAAGATTTGAAGATACCATGTTACTACACTACATGTTAGACGAAAATCCAGGCACTCACGGCCTAAAACAATTATCTCTAAAGTATACTCCTTATGGAGATTATGAGAAACCAATGTATGATTGGATGGCAGAATACTGTCGTAGAAATGGAATACTCAAGAATCAATTTACTTGGGACATGATTCCATTTGAGATCATGAAAGACTATGCAGCTCTTGACGCAGTTTGTACGTTTCTTCTCTTTCAAAAGTTTGAGAAGCCACTACTTACAAACGACAGGTTGTATGGAGTATACAGAGATATATTAATACCAGGATGTAGATTCCTGACCGATATTCAAGATATCGGAGTACCATTTGATAAAGCAAGACTAGAACGTTCTTCCGTTCTTATGCAGGAGCAGATTGACGAGGCTATCGCCAAGTTGTATACGTACCCTGAAGTTAAGAAATTTGAAGAAATTACTAAGAAAGACTTCAACCCAAATAGTACAATGCAGTTAAGATCTTTGCTTTTTGATTACATAGGTCTCAAACCAACAGGTAAAAAGACCGGCACGGGTGCGGATAGTACTGATGCGGAAGTTCTAAAAGAGCTAGCCGAAGAACATGAAGTACCTCAACTAGTGCTAGATATAAGACAAAAAGTAAAGATCAAGACTACATATCTTGACAAAATTTATCCCCAGCTCGATAGAGACAGCAGACTTCGTACAGGATTTAACCTTCACGGAACAACATCTGGACGTCTTTCATCTAGTGGTAAAATGAATATGCAACAGATTCCTAGGGATAACCCGATTGTAAAAGGATGTATAAAAGCCGCAGAGGGCAATAAGATAGTTGCAATGGACTTAACAACAGCAGAAGTATATTGTGCAGCTGTACTTGCAAATGATAAGAATCTTATGAACGTCTTCAAAAGCGGTGGTAACTTCCATAGTAATATTGCTAAGTTAGTATTCGATCTTCCTTGTGAAGTAGATGAAGTTGCAACTCTATACAGTACTCAAAGACAGATGGCTAAGGCTGTTACTTTCGGTATCATGTATGGTGCTGGTCCGAAGAAGATCAGTGAGCAAGTAACAAAAGACTCTGGCAAATACTTTAGTATGAATGAGGCAAGCTCAGTTATTTCAGATTACTTCGAACAGTTCTCTGGCCTCAAGAAATGGTTAGACAATCAGAAGCAGTTTATACAAGACAATGGTTTTATTTACTCTCACTTCGGAAGAAAGAGACGACTCCCTAATGTATTCTCTACAGACAAAGGAATCGCATCACATGAAGTAAGATCAGGAATCAACTTTCTAGTACAGTCAATTGCTTCTGATGTCAATCTTCTTGGTGCTATAGATACTCACAATGAAATTATCAAACGAAATAAGACGAAAGATATGAGAATATTTGCCCTTGTTCATGACTCGATTCTTGCAGAAGTGAAAGAAGAAGATGTTGATGAATATATGGAAATCGTGAGAACCTGTATAGAAAAAGATAGAGGTATATCAATACCTAACTGTCCTATCGGTTGTGATTTCGATGTTGATGAAGACTATTCACTAGGCAAGTTCAAGGCAAAATATGAAGCTGTCTGATGTTGAGTTCCCTATCTACGTTGTACACACAGATGAAGTAGAAAAACGAGATGGTATATTATGGTGTGAAGGACAAGTTGTAGATGATACAAATGTACGGGGCGACACGATAGGGCAACGCAGACTAAATAGTCCACATAGAAATTTATATGATCTAAGGCATATGATAGATAACTTTGTGGACTTAACTAGGCACAGAAGGAAGTTCTTTGTAGATTCGAATGGAAAGTTTTTTAGGTATGAGAAAAGTATAACAGCACAGTTGTACTATTTGAAGATAAAAGAAGTAGTAGAAAAAGATATAGTAACATTGATATATGTTGAGAATGTACCTTTTCCGTTTGAACTAAAAAGACCTCCCGAGCCGACACAGAAATACGCAGGAGTGTTATACATAAAAGATATTCCATCTTACTTGTATGAACTCTCAGAGGTTAAAAAGAAAAATACTTGGAGAAAAGTATGAAAATAGTAATAGAAATTGATACTGACAAACCTCAGGATCAACAAACAATACAAGAATTAATAGAACTATTGAGGAATTTAAAATGAATTTATGGAGATTATGGGCAAAAAGTTTAGGAGAAAAAGTTGGACATGATAGAGAAGCTGATAGCGTGGCTATCTTTAGGAGTATTATTGTCTTATTTAATGTTATTACTTGTTGCTTTATCATAGCAGGAGTAATTAGGCATTGGGATAAAGATATAGAAGTAGTAGAGTTAAAATGTTATCTAACCTACCATGGTATAGAACATTGTGTTACTGAAGAAGAGCTTAATGAAAGCCGTACTCAGTAATAGAATATTCATCGAGGTAACTCAAGAGTACCAAGCAAAGCTTGACGAAGAGCTCACGTACAGTATACCTCCTAGACGCCCCACAGACCCACCTATTATCATAAAGAATATGGGTATAGTTCGAGCAGGTTTAGTTACCCTACCTATTGGAAGAACGGATCTAATACCAGATGACTACGAGATAATTGATAAGCGAGTTGATAAACCCATCGAAGGTTTTGACTTTAAGTTCACTTTACGACAATCCCAGCAGTCGGTATATGACGACATTCAAGGCAGTGCTATAATTAACGCTTGGGTCAGTTGGGGCAAGACTTTTACAGCTTTAGCTATCGCGAATAAACTAAAACAGAAAACGCTTATAGTTACACATACGATTGCTCTAAGATCGCAGTGGGAAAAAGAAGCAAAAAAAGTATTTGGGGTTGAGGCGGGTGTGATAGGTTCGGGTAAGTTTGAAATCGATAAGGACATTGTCATTGGCAACGTGCAAACTTTATATCGAAATCAAGATAAAATCGCAAACGAGTTCGGTACTATTATCCTTGATGAAATGCACCATGTAAGCAGTCCAACTTTCACACGAATTATTGACTCAAGCAAGGCTCGACATAAGATCGGACTGACAGGGACAATGCAACGTAAAGATGGAAGACATGTTGTATTTCGCGATTACTTCAGTAATACAGTATATAAACCACCAAAAGAAAACTATTTGACTCCACGCGTTGAAATAGTAAGAAGTGGTATTCGTTTCATGGATGGAGCGAATATAGCGTGGGCTACTCGAATCAACGAATTAGCGTATGATTGGGAGTATCAAAACATATGTGCGGTACTAGCCGCAGGTTACGCTGCAAAAGGGCATAAAGTTCTTGTAGTAAGTGATAGAGTTGACTTTCTCAAGAGAAGTTCAGCACTAGTAGGAGATAACGCAATTTGCGTTACAGGAGATGTTCCTCACGAAGAAAGAGGTGAGATGATCAAAGAAATATTCCATGATAAAGATATACTGTTTGGAACACAAAGTATATTTTCAGAAGGTATTTCAGTAGATTGTCTTAGCTGTTTAATTCTAGGGACACCGATAAATAACGAGCCTCTACTAACACAGTTAGTTGGTAGAGTTATAAGATTAAACGAAGGCAAACCTCAACCAGTTATTGTGGATATACACCTCGAAGGTCGTACAGCTAGAAAGCAGGCAGGTGCGAGAATGGGGTATTACATGAAACAAGGCTACGAAGTTGCCTATCTATAGGACTGAAAAATAGTTCTTGACAAAAGGTTAGATTTTTGATATAATGTTACTCTATGATTGGAAAAAGATAAAGAAAGAAAGCGATGGAAACGTCAAAGATATTATGACGATCCTACACATTTTGACATATAAACTGCCTCCAGTTAATAGGCACGACAGAATATTCAAGTTCTGGCAAAAGAGTTTTCATGGAAATAGTTTCCTTGTAAACCCCGAGCCTTTGTTTATTCAAAGAAGGAGATATTCGGATAGCGAAATTGTACAATACGCAGGTATCGCGTCTTTACGCAACTATTACGAATATCAAAAAACAAAAGATACCACTCTAGACTTCTTATACTTCGGTAGGGAAGACATAATAGAAAGCAACAGATTACTTTGGCTAGAAGGGGATCGTATTCACTTCAAGTTTGAAGAAATCACAAAAGGAGAAATGACATGGCAATAAGTTTTAATCAAGCCAAGGGCGAAGCCCAAAAAAACAAAATCGATAGCTACCAATACGTAGAAGGCGATAATAAAGTAAGACTAGTCGGAGACATGCTACCAAGATATGTTTACTGGCTAAAAGGAGAAAACGGTAAGAATTTACCTTTCGAGTGTTTGTCGTTCGATAGAAACACAGAAGCATTTACTAATCAAGAAAAAGACTGGGTAAGGGAGTATCACCCTGAGCTTAAGTGTGGATGGTCATACGCTATTCAATGTATTCATGATGGTAAAGTCAAAGTCTTAAACCTCAAGAAGAAACTACTAGAACAAGTAATGGTAGCCGCGGAAGACCTCGGAGACCCAACCGACCCTGAAACTGGGTGGGATGTATGCTTCAAAAGAGTAAAGACTGGGCCAATGGCTTACAATGTTGAGTATCAATTACAAGCTCTCAAATGCAAACCAAGACCTTTAACTGATGATGAACAAGCATTAGTAAAAGATCTTAAATCAATGGACGAGATCTTAACAAGACCAACTCCAGACGCTCAAAAAGAATTACTTGATAGATTAAGAGAAGGTGCGGATAACTCTAAACCTGATGAGTCTATTAGTGATGAATTTGACATTAGCTAGGAGCAATTATGATTACAGTAGGAGATAAATTCCCCGCATTTAGTTTGCAGGGAGTAAATTCAAACAATACCATAGAACCAGTAGAAGTTCTAGAACATTATGAACCTCTAAAAAGAAACTGGAGTGTTATATACTTTTATCCAAAAGACTTTACATTCATCTGCCCGACAGAGATTGCAGGTATGGATAACTTAGTAGATGAGGCAACAGTAGTTGGTATTAGCGGTGACAATGAGTTTTGTAAATTAGCTTGGAAAAATTCCAATGTAATAATTCAAAATATTAGACATTCACTTGCTGCTGACTGTGGTCTAAAGCTATCTCGTGAATTAGGAATAGTAAACGAGGAAGAAGGAGTGTGTTATAGAGCAACCTTTATTATAGATGCAGAAAGAACAGTACAGCATGTATCTGTTAATGCTCTTGACACAGGTAGAAACCAACACGAAGTTCTTAGAACTTTACGAGCATTGAAAGCAGGTGGACTGACTGGATGTGCTTGGGAACCTGAGGACGACTTTGTAGTATGATATTATTTACAGCAGACTGGCATATCAAGTTAGGGCAGAAAAATGTTCCAATGGCTTGGGCGTGTGCTAGATATAAAATGTTCTTCGAACAAATAGAAGATGCTGTAGAGAAACATGATGTTACATTACATATCATAGGTGGGGACTTGTTTGATCGAGTCCCTTCTATGGATGAACTTACTTTGTATTTTGATTTTGTAAAAAATACAAAAGTAGAAACAATTATTTATGATGGCAACCACGAAGCAACTAGAAAGCATAAGACATTTTTTGATAACTTAATAAAAGTTACAAATCAACTTAACCCTCTAGTCACAGTTATTACTGAAACGCATTATCAAGATAATTGGTGTATATTACCATATGCAGATCTACACAGAAAGAATAGTATAGAAGATATTGATGCAGAAGTACTATTTACTCATGTAAGAGGAGAGATACCTCCACATGTAGTACCTGAAGTAGAATTAGAAAGATTTGATAAGTTTAAAACGGTTTATTCAGGAGACTTACATGCTCACGAGAATACTCAACGAAATATTGTGTATCCTGGAAGCCCTATGACAACATCATTTCACAGAAATATTGTCAAGACTGGATATTTAGTTATAGATACTGATATGGAATGGACTTGGCATGAGTTTGATCTACCACAGTTAATTAGAAAAACTGTTGTTAGTGAAGACGAAATGGTACAAACAGACTTTCATCATACTATCTATGAGATAGAGGGTGATGTATCTGATCTAAGCAATATAAAGAATAGCGAGTTGCTAGATAAAAAAGTTATAAAAAGAAAAACAGAGGCGACTCTAGTATTAGACAAAGAAATGTCTATAGAGGAGGAACTTAATGAATATTTAAGTTATATACTAGAGTTAAACGAGGACAAAGTTAAAAATATTTTAGGAGTGTTTAGTGATTACGCTAAAGAAGTTGCAGTGGAGTAATTGTTTTAGTTATGGTTCAGATAATGAATTAGACTTAACAGAAAGTATAGTTACACAGTTAGTTGGTACAAATGGTACTGGTAAATCCTCTATACCTCTTATTTTAGAGGAAGTTCTTTTCAATAAAAACTCGAAAGGAATTAAAAAAGCAGACATACCAAATCGTGAAGTCAATAATGGCTATGATATATCTTTGTCTTTTGATGTAGTAGAAGATGAGTATAAAATAGACGTAGTTCGTAGGGGTAATATAAAAGTAAAACTTTATAAAAATGGAGAAGATATATCCAGCCATACAGCTACAAATACTTATAAAACAGTAGAAGAAGTTATTGGAATAGATCATAAAACTTTTTCACAAATTGTGTATCAAAATACTAATGCTTCACTTCAGTTCTTGACTGCCACAGACACTAACAGAAAAAGGTTTTTGATTGATTTACTTCAGTTAAATAAGTATGTAGAGTACTTTGAAGTATTCAAAGATCTTGCTAGAAGCTCTGGAGCAGATGCATCTCGACTGCAAGGTAAAATTGACACAATCGTAAAATGGTTGTCAGATAATAAAATGGATGACACATCACTATTATCGAAGATCGACTTACCATTTCAGTCGGAAGAGAATGAGAAAACTTTACGTTCTCTTATGAGAGAATATGAAAATATCTCCGAAATTAATAAAAAAATTAATAAAAATAATTTTACAAAGACACAACTAGATGAAATTGATCTTGATTTTTATAAAAAGAAATTAGTAGATAATCCAAAGGATATAAATGTATCTCCTCTACAAAAAGATATTACTCTTTCAAAGTATAAAGTAAAAGAACATACTGATTCTTACAATGAATATAGCACTCTAAAAGGAGAGTGTCCTACTTGTCACCAAGATATTGACGAAGACTTCGTACAAGAAAAGATCGAATATCATAGTACAAGAATTACTCATTATCAAGAATTAGTGGAAAAACTAGTTGCTGAAAAAGATGAAGGAGACAAGGTTAATAAGATTCGTTTAGTTTCAAAAAGACGTGTAGAAGATTGGGAAGATCTATTCAGAGATTTAGATAATTCTTTGCCTCTAGAAGTATTAGATGAAGCTGAGTTAGTTAGTAAAATAAATTTATTAAAGTCTGAAATAAAAGAAGAAAGAGATAAACTTCAAGAAGTTATAAAACAAAACGAAATGGTAGAAAGACATAATACTCGTATGTCAATCATTGAAGAACAGCAAGATGATTTTGAAAAACAACTCAAAGAACTTACAGAAGAATTATCGACAATAGAAGAAAGATTAGGTCATATAGAGATTCTAAAGAAAGCATTTAGTACAAATGGACTACTTGCATATAAAATAGAAAATTTAGTAAAAGACTTAGAAGAACTTACGAATGAGTACTTAGCAGAACTATCAGACGGTAGATTTAGTCTGGAGTTTGTAGTGCTAAATGATAAATTAAATGTAGAGATAGACGACAACGGTAAACCAGTAGATATTCTAGCACTAAGTGCGGGAGAACTTGCAAGAGTTAATACTTCCACACTGTTAGCAATCAGAAAACTAATGAGTAGTATATCGAAGTCACAAATAAACGTACTATTCCTAGACGAAGTAACCAATGTGTTAGATGAACTAGGAAAGGAAAAACTAGTAGAGATTTTACTAAGAGAGGAAAATTTGAATACTTATATAGTATCACATGGTTGGACACACCCACTATTGTCCAAGATAGAAGTAGTAAAAGAAGATAAGATTAGTCATTTAGATGGTTAATCCAAGACAAAAAGGTATTCGTGGAGAACAGCAAGTAATAGCTATTCTTGACAGAGTAACTAAAGAAAAATGGGAACAAACTCCAGGGTCTGGTAGTGGTAAGATTAAAGGAGATTTAAGAGTTCACGGAAAACACAATATATTTTGTGTTGAAGTAAAGTTTTACAAGCATGTAGGATTTGACTCAAAGATATACACTCAAAAAAGTAATAACTTATTTAAGTGGTGGAGTAAAATTTGTAAACAAGCACAACAAATGAAACAAGAGCCTCTCTTGATCTTTAGAGAGAATCATGGTAAGTTTTTTGTTGCAACTACACGCAAACCAAAGAAAACATTAAGATATATGCATATTGCCTGGCTGGGTGCTTATATTCTTATCTTAGAAGACTGGCTAGATAAAGAGGAGATAAAATTTACAAATGGCAATTTCGTTCTCAAGCCTTGGGAACCCAGCTCCGATTGGGAACTTGCTGATAGTTGATGGTCTTAATATTGCATTTAGATGGAAACATCAAGGTGTAGTAGACTTCAAATATGATTATGCTAGAACAGTAGAAAGTTTAGCAAAGTCATATAATGCAGGTACAATCATAATTACTGCTGATGGCGGTAGTAGTTATAGAAAAGCTATATTCCCCGAGTATAAGGCAAATCGTAAAGAAAAATATGCAGAACAAACTCCTCAAGAAGAAAAAGAGTTTGAAATGTTTATGGCAGAGTTTAGTAATACACTAACTCTATTAAAGAAAAAACATACAGTCCTACAATTCAAAGGAGTTGAGGCTGATGATATAGCAGCATACATTAGTATGAATCTAGATAAGTTTAATTTTGATGAATGTTGGATGATCTCATCTGATAGAGACTGGGATTTACTTATCAATGACAAAGTCTCAAGATTCAGTACTGTTACTAGAAAAGAAACAACAGTACATAATTGGGACGAACATTATGACTTTGAAATCGAAGATTATATTACATTCAAATGTCTGACTGGCGATAAAGGGGACAATGTACCAGGTATTCCTGGAGTTGGCCCAAAGCGCGCAGTTCAATTAATGGAACAATATGGAACAGTATTCGATATCTATGATGCATGTCCAATCGATGGAAAGTATAAATATATTGAATCACTAAATGAAAACGCAGAGCAACTTCTAGTAAATGTAGAGTTAATGGACTTAGTTACGTACTCAGAAGAAGCAATCGGCAAAGATAATATAGAAATTATAAACAAGGAAATAGAGGAGAGACGTAGAAATGGTGAAAGTTGATTATAGTAAGGATAAGCTTCTTACTGACTTTAGTAAAAAGACCCTACAAGATCGATATCTAGTAGGAGATGAGAAGAGTCCTCAAGAAGGTTTTGCACGAGCTGCAGAAGCTTTCTGTGACGACCAAGACCACGCACAGCGTATTTATGACTATGCCAGTAATCTCTGGTTTATGTTTGCTACACCTGTGTTATCAAATGGTGGAACTAAAAGAGGTCTACCAATTAGTTGTTTTCTTAATTATGTAGAAGACAGCAGAGAAGGAATTACAGGACATTACACTGAAAACGCATATCTATCATCAATGGGTGGTGGAATCGGCGGCGGGTGGAGCGATGTCCGTGCCCAGGGCACAAAGACGTCGAAAGGCTCAGAGTCCACAGGTGTAATTCCATTTATGAAAGTTGTAGATGCAGAGATG